TAGTCTTTATTATAATATAATCACTACAAAGGTAAAATGTTACATAGACGCCTCCAATTCGTTGATTTTGTCCCTCTCCGCCTGTCTCTGAGTGTGGAGTTCCTCGACGTCGTAAGGGAGTTTTGCTCCAATCAGGAACGCCTCGTAACATTTCGTGATTTTGTAGTCGGATTCGGCGAGACTGTCTTTCAGAGCCTGAATCTCGTCCTGAACTGATTTAACGTCTCGTTTTCTTTCATACCTGTATGCGATATGGTCTCCCGCATCGTATGGCTTAGGAATAACGACAACTCCGTCTCCTCCTGATTCCATTTCTGCCTCGTTGATTGTATCAACGGGTTTCCATTCAGGGGACAGTTTATCGACCTGTGCCTCGACAGAAATCGTTTCTGTTTGAGGGCGTCCGTATTCGTCGAGATAATTCCGAACTATCGGTTCAATGAAACGAGAAAACAGAATCCCGTTCTCGATATATCCATATTCTGTCATAACTTAATTTTTTTATCGTTAGTATTTCCAACGAGAGACGAGCCAAACGGCGACGCTCTCTCCATTTATCGCAGCACGGACAAACGTAAAGATACCGCCCTGTCCCTGTCCGAAATCGTAGTATTCATTCTCCGAGGTGTCGTCGTAAATCTTCTGTCCGCTCCTCGGGTAGAACCGCATCGACCCCGACCACCACTGTTTGACGAAAATTGTCTGTCCCTCTCGGGTCGAGGCGGGGAGATACACGTTCAGACGAGACGAGCCAAAACCGACGATATTCGTCATTGCATCAGTGAGATACGTTCCACTTTTCGTGATGTATTTTGTTCCGAGTATCAGTCCTTTGGCTTTCAGGTTAAAAAAATATCCACCGAAATCGGGCGCAGTTCCCGAGTTTGACGAGTAACCGTAAACACCTGCTATCAGGTTTGTATCATCGTCGAACTGCCAAGCGTCTTTATTCAGGTTTCCATATCCGAGACCACAGATAGATGCCCTTTGTGTCATACCCGTACTGGCTGCGACGCATTGAGTTCCTGCCCTGTTTGCAAAAATTCCTGTCGGGGAAATGTATGAAACGCCTGAATAACCGTCTTTGCTTCGAGCCTCGACGATTCCCTGATTTGCGTCGATGTCCACCCTCGAACCTAAATTCTCCTGAGAATATATACCCCCTGAAGCTGCGGAAACCACCTCTATTCGGCTGTTCTTTGCGTCGAGCGATATTTTATTCTCGCCTGTCAGGGTCGAAACGATTTTTCCTCCGCTGATAAACCAATCTCCGATATTCGCTCCCTCGGCGAGGAGTAGGTTCGTCGCTATACTCTCGAACGACGCTCCGAACGAGTTCCATTTCGATGAATCAGGAGGAGCGGGCGTCGAGAATGTCCCTGCGTCTATTCGGGCGATGTAATATGTATTTCCCTGCTTGACGCAGTCGAGACGATATTCGTTTCCATAATAAGTTTTCGAGCTGCTGTAAACTCCCCTAAAAACCATAACAGGAGATTTCCCGCTCGCTCCGTCCTTTCCGTCGTATGGTGTCATTCTGACAGGCGTACTCCAATTAGAGACGAGTTGCCCTCCGTTTCCTGTCTTGACGGCTCGGGTAAACCACAGGTAATATCCCTTGTTCACTGTCGGAACTGTTGTCGTCCAACCCGACGGATTGAGGGCGGACGTATTCAATGCAGGTGGATTCGTTGTTGAACCATTGACTGCGAAACGCAGTTCGGTATAGTTTCCGTCCGAACCGTCGTCTCCTTTGTCGCCTTTATCTCCTTTGTCGCCCTTGAACTGTCCCGCATTGTACCATTTACTCCCGTCCCATACCCATAAATCTGTTCCGATAACATAGCAATCGGACGGATCTGCGGGAGGTGTCGGGAGGTCGTCAGGTTTTGACAAAGTTCCTTTAATCGTGATACTCGTTCCTTTCTCTCCGTCCGCCCCCTTTGCTCCCTGAGCGATAACCTGCCAATATACAGTCGATGTCGGCGGAACTCCTCGGGACGGTGTCGCATAGATGTAACGGTATGTTGATGTCATTCCGTTCACGGTGTAGGAGACCTCGTCGCCCTGATAATAAGTGTACGCCGAATTATAGACGCCTCGGTAACAGCCGATGTATTCCGTCGCTCCGCTCTCGCTCTGAACCATTGTACCTTTGAGAATCAGTTTCCGAGTGCCGTCGGCATTGAAAATAAGGGCGTCGCCGAGTTTCAGTCGGTTGTAGAGCATATCGAAATAACTGTCTCCGTCGGCTGATACGACCCTGTCCGTCGTGATTCTGCCAGGGAGTATCTCTGAGAATCCGTAAAGGCTAACGTAACTCCTTTCCCCGTCGTATTCACTGTTCAGGACGCCGACGAGGAAATAGTAAAAGTTCGCCTCCGCCTCCATTTTCCGAGGCGTTTCCGACAGGATAAATTCTGCCGCCTGAGTGTTTCTGTTCGCCTTGATGTAGAGATAGTATCTCTTTGTGGGGTTGTCGAGGAACGCACTCGAATAGGCTGAAACCGTCCAAAACTTATATTCGGACGTCTTATGCGATGCACTGAGAGAGGAAATCCCGAGCGTTAAATGCTGAATGATTCCCTGCGGGGCTGTCAGTTGTTTCGTCTCGTTGTTGTACGAGATTCCGTCGGGGACAGTTACAGGGTTCGTCCTGTTGTTCACGAAACGGAATTGGAGGCTCTCGTCGCCGACGAGCATTGACATAGTCTGAACCGCTATCGGGTTGATAGAGTTCGTGAAATTATCGAGGAGGGCTGATTCCAACAGGGAGATAGTCTCCTTTGCGTCTCTGAACCTCCGTTTCGTGAACTGAATCGACGCCCGATAGTTATCATCTACCGTTACCTCCTCGCTTTTCAGCGTTTTCAGTTCGCTCGATACGCTGTCTGAGACAGTCTGATTCGAGAGTTCTATCGACGGGCTGTGCGGCTTATTGATATAGTCTTTTATGCCCGTGATGCGAACCAAAACGCTCTCCTTTTGAAAATTGACGTCTCGGAACTGAATGTAACCTCCGAGGCGGATTCGTCCTCCGATGTTCTCCCAATCCTTTTTAGCCCATATTCCGTCGAGTTCCCCCGAGAACGTGTATTTCTGTTCCTCGTTGTCGAACAGGTGTCGGACGGCGGCTCTGAACATATCCCAAGACGCTCCCGTCTTTGTCTGATTGTCGCAGATATATGCGTCGGGGAGCATACAATGGAACACGGCGTAACGGTCTCCGATTTTCGGTTTGAACTGCTCGTTCGGCATTGTCATTCCGTCGATTTCCTGCGGGACTATCTCGAACCTCCGAGCCGCTTTGTCCTTGACGGCTGAATGATAGTATTTGACCTCGAACTCCCGTCCTGCGAGCATACCCGACTGAAAAATTACAGTCATATTCTCGCCCTCTATCAGACAGTCCTCGTAATTGAGATTCGAGGGGATTTCCTTATCGACGAAATCATAGAAATTTGACGCCACACTGACAGACAGGACGGACGTAACCGTTCCGACCCTTTTCGGATATATCGACGAGGCGTCGAGACTGTCTTCTGCGAGCGAGAATGGCTGTTTGTCGGCTCGACGGATTGAGAGACCCATATCGTCCACGACATAGGTTCGGGCGTTGGCAGCAACGAAACCGTCTTCGTCCTCGAAATGCTCTCCGTCGTATCGGATTGTCTGTTCTTTCGGGAGGAGGAGTTCTCCGTTCCCGTACTTGCTCCTGTCGATATTGTCCGAGCCTCCCTGAACGAACAGGATTTCAGTCGGCGGCTGGTCTCCGCTGTTGGAACGACCGACGCCCGATTTGAAACCGTTACCGTAACCATACGACAGCGGTAGAGGGTTCGATTTGTTATACTCGACCTTTTTCAGTGAGACACGTTTCCCCTCGATTTCGTATTCCGTCTTGAACTCAGAGGCTTGGCGTATAAGAGCGTCGAGACAGAAATCGTGGTCGTAATTTATCAGGGTTTCGACGCCGTCGATACAGTCCCCGACCGTCCAGCCCGTGTCCCTCCTGTTCATATTATCGACAAACATTTGGAGGTGCTCCCTCGGTTTCGCTGTCAGGGAGAATTTCAGACGACCGTCCACAGGATTTCTGAATTTCCAAATCTTCGCTTTCGCCTGATATGATTCAAACGTAACGGTATAGTCGAAACGGCGGTTATGTTGTTTCTTGAACGCCTCGGGATTTTCGAGGGTGTAACGCTGTCCCTGAAAAATGCAGTACGAACCGACGGGTAGTTCGACGTGTTCCGAGAGCGAGTATTTCAGGACGATATTATGCTCCCCCTTGATAACTCGGTGACGATACGAGGAATCGTCCACCTCGACATTGAGGAGTAATTCGTCTTGATTGCTAAATATCTTCATTTCTGTACGCTCTTTGTTAATAGTTATTTTTCAAAAATACGCCCGCTGTGGCGTTCGTTTATCGGCAACGATAAATTGCTCCAATAACATTTTAATACGCCACAGCGGGCGGCAAAATCGGCTTGGCGATTATCTGATTCCGAGTTCCTCGCAGTCAGCATCCACCATTGATTTGAGAGCGGTTCTCTGTTCGAGGAACTCTTTGTAACGGGCGATAGCGGTTTTCGCTGCGTCACTCGTTTTCGAGCCTCCGACGAGACCGAGGTTTGCGGCGTTATACTCGTTTACGAGTTTCTGTTCGTGCGAGACAGGACAGAGCGTTCCGATTACCGCCTCAGTGATTTTGTTCGATGTCAGAGGAGACCAAACCGTTACCTCCTCGCATTCCCAAGACGAGCGGGTCTCGAACGCTTCGTCTGTTCCCTCTGAGAAATGCTCGACTGTCTTTTCCTCGATGTTGAAACGATAGAGGTATGAACCGTTCCCGACTGCCTCCAATTTGGAGGGCTTTGCATCATAATTTGCCATAATAATCTGGTTTAATGATTGATTTTAATAGATGTTTTGAATCGCTGTATTTCGCCCAACCGAGCCATGAGCAAATCCGCTGTTTGTACTCAGCAGGAGACAGCGGAGGATTACGTTTGTTCAGACGGGCGACCGTACGGCAGAAATTCTTTTTGATTCCTTTCCGTATCTGTGTCTGATTATGATAGAAAACAAACCCGACGAAATCGAGACCCCGACCGTGTTTGTCGTATCGGTTCTCCGCTATCGGGAAAATCTGATAGTTCGCTTTCAGCGTCAGGTGGAGTTCCGTTTCGAGCCACGTTTTGATGTCCGAGAGAAGTTCTCGGAGAATCTCTTTCGAGGCTGCAAAGAACGTCCCGTCGTCGGCATATAGTACACCTTTGACGCCCTTTCTCTCGTTTATCCTGTGGAGGATATAAGCGAGGACGAGGTTTGCGAGATACTGACTGAGATAATTTCCGATAGGAATAGAACGACCGTCGCAGATCTGCGTTCTGTCGAGCGGGTCGGGAGAACCGTTCACGCTGTCGATAATCTCGTCCAATAGCCACAGGGTATCTTTACACTTGATTTTCTTCCTGATAATTCTCTTGGCGACTGCGTGTTCGATTGACGGGTAAAATTTTCTGATGTCGATTTTCAGACAGTAGCGGCTATTCTCCTTATCTTTGAGAATCTCTTTCACTCGTTTCATTGCTCCGTTTATTCCACGACCTTTTATGCAACTGTATGTGTTATAGGGAAACACTTTCAGCCAAATGGGTTCGAGGACGTTCATAATGGCGTGATGAACGATTCTGTCAGGATAGTACGGGAGACGATAAATTAGCCGTTCTTTCGGCTCTCTGACCGTAAAAACTTCGTAACGTGATGTCTTGAACGTCTTAGTCAAAAGAGCCTCGTGGAGCGCAAGCAAATTATTCTCTCTGTCTCGGTCGAAAACCTTGACCCCATAGGAACGGAGTTTCCCCCGACGGGCTTTTTCGTCAGCCAGTCGGAGGTTCTCCATTGAGATTATTTGTTCGTATAGATTCGATATACGTTTCATTGTCTTTGCTTTTCTACTCGGGGCGTTCGATAGCCGATACAAAGGGCGTTTCTACTAACTCCATTTCGTGTTTCATAATTTTTTTGCCGAGAGGCAAGGTCGTCGTTCCGTTAAAATCTTTGTCAGGCGTAAAAGCCCGTTTGAAAATCAATGGCGAGAGCCGACGGTCGCATTCGCATCCGAGGGGGCGCCATTCGAGTTCGCATAGGCGAAACCTGCATTCGCACCGTTATTCGCATTACCGCTGAACAGAACACCTCGGGAGCGACCAACCTGTATTTTATCACTCGAACCAAAAACGATTCCCGTTACCCCTGAGAGTTACTTTTCGAGGAAATTTTCCGAGTTTCTTGATTTCTCGCAGGACATAGAGAATATCTTGCGAACCCGTGAAAAATTTCTTAGCCTCTGATTCGGGACTGTCTTTTTCAGGACGGATTTGGACGAGTGTCTGACCTGTCGTTCCTTTCGACTTTGAGAATCGGGTCGGAATATCCTCCAAGAACCCGTGAACCCAAAACGACGTGTTTACGATTCTTGACTGCTTGACCTCCTCTCCTTGCAGACTGCGGCTATTCTCGTCTCGTGGAATCCTGAGAAAAGCGAGAGACCCGTCGTCCTCCGAGGGAACATTTATCTGATTATTTTCCATATTCTTTCAGTTTTTTCGAGTTAAACGATATTTCGATATACGGGGGACGATTATGCGGGTATAAAGCAAAGGCGAGAGCCGACGGACGCACTCGCAACCGAGGGGGCGCCATTCGAGTACGCACAGGCGAAACCCGCATTCGCACCGTTAGACGCATTACCGCCGAACAGAACACCTCGTAACGTCTCTGCCGTCGGAATGTTCGTGTAGTGATAATCGCAGAAATAGGTAGTCGAACCTCCTCCAACGACAGCGGGCATTATTTCTCCGTATTCGCCTCCGATTATCTCTTTGACATATCCCTCGTTTCGAGCCTCGTTCCCGACGTGGCTGTAACCGTCGTAACCGTTATCCTTGAACAGAGCGGGGTTTGAGCAAACGAACACTTTCGAGAGACCGTCGCCTCCGTTCTCCACGGTCGGACTGATTCGGACGTTTATTCCGTCCGTCCACTGCCAAATATGTCCGAACGGGTTTTCGACGCCACGATAGCGAGGAACGTTCGTCGTAACAGGCGACTGTGCGTCGGGGTCGTATTCGTCGGGCATAGTGAACGGAACAACCCCTGTTCCGTTTCCGAGGCTGTCGGTAAAGCCGCAAGGAATGAACGGATAGTAACCGTTAAATGCGTTCCACTTTGAGGAGTTAAGGTCTGTTACACCCGCTCCGAGACCACCCTGTCGATAACCCTCGGCTGTAAGTTCGGCGTTGAACGGAGCCTGCGTATTCAGGGTGGCATATTCGACGACATAGAGCCAATAGAGGGCTTTCTGAGCGTCATAGGTCATACAGTTCCATTCGGTCGAACCCGCCTTTCTGTTGCGGGCATAGTTGCGGAAATTCGTTCGGCTGATTTGAGTTGCTGGGAGACCGAGGAGCGAACGATACGTTCCGTCCCAAGCTGCATTATTGTTCCCACCTCTAAAATCTACGGAATTGTTCACGACGGACGACAGTTTGTTACCTGTTCTCTGAACCGTCGCCTCGTAAGCCGAAACATACATTTTCGGGACTTGATGATAGCCTGGGAGCGGGAGTTCCGAGAGTTGAACACGGAATACGCCTCCGTCATAGGAGAATTTCCTGTAATGGAGAGGGATTTCGACCATAACCTGTCCCCGTGAGCCGTCTCGGGTCTGTCCCGTCCAGTCTTTCGGGTCGAGGTATTCGACCACCTTTCCGTCGTCGTCGAGGAGGCAACCTTTCAGGCGGGAATGGATAGGGAGTGTCTTGTGGAGGGCGGGAGAGCCGATTCGAGTACAGGACGGAGAGGAGACGGACAGGGAGCGTTCCGCACCGTATGAACATTGTTCCTCTGCGTAAGGCAGTAGAGCTGCGAGAGCGGCTTTCTTTGATTCTCCGTCCTCGTCCAAAACCTCTACGAGGAGGTTATACGGGTTCGTTCCTTTGACGTCGGGCAGGTCGCTGAGACGCTTGCCGTTCTGAAATGCCTCGATAATCTGTTCGAGGATTGCTTCTTGTGCTGCTGTTAGAGCCATTTTGAAATTGATTTAATTGTTAAACACTATTTTTAATTCAGTCGTAACGCACCCGACGATGTCAGACGGAGACGGGTGCGGGTTACGAGACGGAGCGTCGGTTCTCCGACGACGACCTCCAAAGTCTTTGCGAGAGCCGTGTTCACTGTCGGGATTACGTGAACAGTCGAGCGTCCCTTTCCGACGATTGTCAGGCGTCCGTCGGGAGCGACTGTTACGGATTTGTTGTCGCTTAGAAAAATGATGTTCTGCCGAACTCCCTCGGGGGAGAGAATGGCGTTAATACGAACAGGAGAGACGTTCCCGACTGTCAGGCGGGGAACACTCTCGACCGTTAGCCCTGTCGGGAGAATTTTCCCGAGAAACTCGACGAGGGATTCCGCCGCTGCATTCGCTGCTTCCTTAGCCTCGTTCGCTCCTGTCGCTGATTCCTCGGCGTCCTCCTTTGCCTTGATTGCGGCGGCTGTGGCGGACTTTGATTCCTCGGTGGCAGAGTTAGCCTCCGTCGTTGCTTTCGTCGCCTCCTGAGCCGCAGAATCGGCATTTTCAGCGGCTTTCTCAGCCTTAGACGCTGCCCCGTTCGCTGATTTCGTCGCCGCCTGTGCCTGAACCGCCGCCTCCTGAGCCGCTTTCGCCTTGTTGTCGGCGTTCGTTGCCGCCGTCGTCGCAACCTTAGCGGCGTCCTCGGCTGTTTTTTTCGCAGCAGCCGCAGCGGTCTCCGCTGTCTGTTTGGCGGTCTCGGCTGCGTTCTCAGCGGTCGTTTTAGCCGCTGCCGCAGCGTCGTTCGCTTTCTTGACAGCCGCCTCGGTCGTCGTCTCGATGAACTCTAAAGACACTTTTACGGAGCGGTTATCTTTGTCCGTTCCGAGAGTGAAAAGCCCCTTTAAGGAGTTGTAGAGAGGTAATTCTGAGATTTTTACTTTCTTCATTGTTGTATCTTTTAATTGTTGAATCTGAAAGAACCGTTTCCTGTCAGGCGTAGCGTCGCTCTGTTGTTCACGAAACGAACGGTCGGAATAGAGAACCTGTCGGGGAGCATATCTATCGCATTGACGCTGTCCTGAGTGAATACCACGATTCCGTCCTCTGTGGCGAGAACCATATCGTTTTCGTCGAGACGGAACGAATGGGTAAACGTAACTGTCAGAGTGAATTTTAGCCATATTTTCCCGTCGGGATAAAATTCTGTAACCTGACAACTTTTGTAGTGGAACGGAAACTCCTGTTCCAACTCGTCCACCCACAGGAGGTGTTCGTCGGGACGTATCAGGTCGAATAGGAGGGCGTCCCAATTTCGCCATAGTTCGTCGAGAGATTCCGCCCGCATAAGACAGAAAATTTTCACGTCCTTTGTCTTGAACGTAACCTGTCCGCCGTCGTAAATTGCTCCTGAAAGGTGGGACAGATTGCGGAGGAGATTCGTTTTGACAGTCGGCGTTTTCTTGACTTCGGCGAGAGTTCCTTTCAGAACCCGAACCCCGTAATCCGTGAATTTCCACCCGTCGAACTTGTAATCCTCTGATGGGATTACTGAACTGTCGGGGGCTTTGTATGAATATCCGTCGAGAGGGAAATCGTTAGCGAATTTCAGGGTCGCCGCTTCGAGGGTCTGAGCGATTGTCATATTCGGCTGAGAGACGAGACGCAGCCTGTATATGCGACCGATATAGACGCACTCGAACGTATGATACGCCCCGTCTGACAGGAGTTCTATCAAAGCGGAAAAACGGCTGTACGTTCCTGAGAACGCAACTTTCAGTTGTACCTCTTTCGTGTTCAGGACGGGATTCGACAGGTCTGCCTCGATACCGTCCTCCTCCTGCCAATCGTTCGAGGGAACTGTTTTCAGAGGAGGAAAGGCGACGAGGTCGTTCCAACCGCCTTTCACGACATAAACGCCATACTGTTTGTAGGCGTCGTCTCCGTCGATGTATAACCGTCCTGTAATCATATAATTATCCCGTTTTCTCGTTTAATGAATGAAAGATTCCCGCTCCCGTCGTTCTCGACGTGTACGACGGAATGTCCGCCGACGATAATCTGTGCGGACGCTCCGTGCATCAGAATAACCTGATTTCTTGCAACGTCTCTGAACGTGATTCTCGCAGAGGTCTTTCCAACGAGGAACGCCCTCCGAACCTCTGACAGGTTGATTTCCCCGCAGTCGATATAAACTCCGTACTGTTCAGGATTGAACGGTTTGTACTTTCGGAATATGTCGAGGGAGGGGAATCTGTATCTCGTCAGAAACTCTGCTCCTCGGGGAGTGAACATTAGATTTATCATTTCCTCTAATGTCTCCTCTCCCGAGAACATACGACAGGCGGCGAGTTTCCTCGCCATATCGAAATCCTGAGCCTGTTCGCATTGCTTTTCTGCGTCTTTCTTAGCCGCTTTCCAAGCCTCCTGAGTTTGTTTTATCAGTTCCATATCTTATCTGAGTTTTAATCCCTTTAGGGAAATTTCGTCGAGCGTATTCAGTACACCTCGGAGATTCGATTCCATTCGAGTGAGACGGTCTCCGAAACCGATAGTCTCCCGCTCGATATTCAGGACACTCTCCAAAATCAGGTTCGCCGTTACGACGAGTTGTTTTGTGCTCTCGGCGATTGAGAACGTATGTCCCTGAATTGCTGTCGCCCGTCCGTTCAGTTCGTCCACACTCTCCTGAGAGGCTGTGGCGATTCCTTTTTCGGACGCTTCTCGGGACGCTTCCTCCGTCGGTGCAAACAGGTCTTGGAGACCCTGAGACAGTCCGCCGTAAATCTGATTGAATATGTCTCCGACACGATTCAGGTCATTACCCATATTCTGAGCGGAATTTATTACGGCGTCGATTCCTGCGAACTGTCCGTTCGGGAACCATTTCTGCTTGTATTTGTCGAAAATCTTTCCGATTTCAGGTTCGAGGAACTGAGTAATCAGCATACGTTGGATAATGTCCCGAATGATGTCGTTTACCTTTGTATGCCACGCTTCCATAGCGTCCTCGCCCTTTCTCGCAGCCTCGAAAAATGCGTTCCCGAGTTCAGAGGACAGGTCGGATGCCGTAAAACCGATAATATCCTCCAACATCTCGTTGATGATAGTCGCCATTTCCTCGGCTATCTCCGAGATTTGGTTCTGCCACTCCTGAATTTTCCCGTTATCGGTTTTCTTTTTGCTCTGCTCCTCGTTGATTTGTTTCTGAATCAGAATCTGTTGCTCGGCGAGGTTTTCGAGCTGCTTTCGGCTCTCGTCATATTTCGCAGATCCGAGTGCTTTGTCCGCCGTGTAGGAGACGTTCGCCCAATAGTCGGCGATTTTCGAGACGCTTTTCGCATAGATTTCCGCACTGTTCCGAGCCTGAGTAAACCAAATCTGCCAAAACGAGGACTGAGCCGTAACGCCGTGGAGTTTGAGAACCTCCTGAGTGGTCTCGCCGTATAACTGTTTCAGGACTGTAAGGGCTTTCCCCGCATTTTCCTGTAAGCGCACAGCCTCTTGATTGTCGAGTTCCCATTGCAGTTGGTCGATTCGTTCCTGTAAACGCTCGATTTCTTCCTGTTTTTTATCGTCGTTATTGAACAGGTTGGCGATAGCGGTTGCGACCTGTAAAGCTGCTGAGATAACGGCGAGGATTACGGAGGCTTTCTCTATCGTCGAGATTGCTGTCGCTCCTGTCGCTGCCGCTGCTGTCGCTCCCTGAGCCGCCGCATCTACCGCTGTCTCCACTCCGTCGGCGACGTCCTTTCCGATGTCTCCGATAGCCGAGATAACAGTCGAGGTGGCGTCCATAACCTCCTCCGTGAAATCAATCGCCTTGCCGATAGCCGAGGCAACTGAATCGCTGAAAATCGCTGCGAGATTCTTCGAGCGATTCCCGAGGTCTGTTACTACCTTTCCGACCCCCTGCAAGGAGGTGGCGAAACTCTTGTACGAGTTCGTGATTCCGTTCCTCGCTCTGAGAGTTCTCTGTTCGGCTGTGTTGTTCTTCTCTGTCGCCTGAGTGCTTCTCTGTCGAGCCGCCTGTAAGCGGGTTTCCGCCTCTGTCAGTTCGTCGCATCCCTCGGCGAGTTCTCCATTATCAATCTGTTCGAGAACCTCGTTTTTCGCTGTCAGAGCCGCCATAAATTCCTCGTTTGCGGCGTTCAGTTCGTTCTGTGCCTCTTTCCAAGCGGCGAGACTATCGACGTACTCTGTCTTTGCCTTTTCGAGGTCTGAGAGGCTCTTATACAGGGCGGCGAACGGGTTGCGGGCAGCGATTTCGTCCTCCATTTTTGTAATCGCCTCTTGATAGTCTTTGATTTCGGTAACAGACATTGAGTTTTTGTTCTGCTCGAAATACTCCCGAACTTTTTCGAGGTTATATTGGAGGACGGAGACAGACTGTTTCGACATATCTCCGAATACGCTCTCCCAGTCGATAGCCTTTTTGAACTTCTCAGAACCGAGAGCGGCGAACTCCTCCTCCATTTTCTGCATGGCGGCGGGGAGATATTCGGCGGGAATCGTGTTCAGTTTTCTCGTCCAATCCCTGAGCAGCTTTTCTTCTTTTTGCTGCATTGTCCCGTATTCCTCTATCATAGCATCGTCGAACTCTTGACGGGCATTTGCGAGGGCAGTTTCTCCGTTCTTGACTATCTGTTCCCAAACTCGCTGAAACTCGGTCTGAATCTGAGGATTCTCCTCGTAGAGGACGGCAATCCAATCTTTCAGTGTCTTTTTACCGTCGTCGGAATTGTTCCATCCCTCCTCGGTTGCTCCTCGGCTATTCATATAGAGTTCCTTTGCGGTCTGCTGTCGAACCTTTGCGAGTTCGTTCAGTTGTTCCTGCCAAGCCTCCAATTTCCTCTGAGTGTCCCGACGGATTCCGTTCAGTTCTTTCATTAGACCCTCCTCCTGTCCCTCGATAATCAGGTCGGTAAGTTCTTTTCCGCTGTCCTTGATGTATTTCGCCACCTCCGCTTTGTAACGGGCGATAGCAAGTTTCGTTTCGGCGGATGCCTTTTTAGGGTCAAACGTCGAGCCTGAACCGCTGCCGTTGATATTGACGGCTTTCGGGTCGATATGGAAATCGAGGTCGTTTTCAGCCTTGAAATCTCTGATTTGGTTTTGGAGGTCTTTATATTGTTTTTCCCACCTATCGACTTCCGCCTGAGCCTCGGCGATAGCCTTTTTTCGGGCGGCTCGGTCTCCTGCTTTTGTCTGATACCAATGGTCGAACTCTCCGTTCTCGGCTTTCTCTTTTGTCTCCAAGAGGTTGATATACGCCTCTGTGTACTTATTGAGAATCGCTTGAGCCTGAGATTCCATTAACAGCATTTGGCAGTATGCCTGTCCTTTGGTTTTGAGGACGTCTTTCCATTTTCCGAGACTGTCGTAATAACCGAGCGACGAACCGTATTTCTGATTCAGTTCCTCTACCAACTGTTTCTCCTGTTCTTTCGTGCCATTGAACGATTCGATACGGGCTGAGTAGTTCTGAATCTCCATAGACGCCTCGGCGTATGCCTTGCGCCCCTCTTTGACGAGTTCCTGCTGTTCCTCCAAACGTTTCGACGCCTCGTTCGCCTTGCTGACAAAATGGGATATAACTCCGATTAGGACGCCGATAGCGGCAGCAATCCAACCAAAAACAGGAATTGAGGCGATAGCCGCTCCGACCATGCGGAACGCTCCCGCAAGGGTTATATTAGCTGCCGTTCCCGCTGTCGCTGCTGCGGCATTCGCTCCTGTTGCCGCTGTATCGACGACCTCGGCTGTTGTCTTTCCTCCTGCGGCGGCTCCTGCGGCGGCTTTTGCCTCCGCCTCGGCTGTCGTCGCTACGGCGTTGGCTGCGCTCGCTGTTGTAGCTGCTGCTGTCGCTGCGGTCTCGGCGACCTGTTCTCCTGTTCCGACGGCGACGAGTTTGTTCCACCATTCTTTCAGCCCGTTCAGAGTAACGAGGGAAAATGCGCTGTCCTTGTTGAGTGTCTGCTGAACCTGTTGCAATCCCATTGTTATAGCCATAAGGGATTGAACCTTTAGCATAATCTGTTGGAGGTGTTCGTTCTCTCCTGCGAAAAGTCCGACCGCTCCCTGAGCCGCCGTAAACGCTCCTGAAACGCCAGAAAGCCCCGAGATTATACCTTGCATCCCTCGTTGGTCGTTTGCGAGGATATTCGCCTGTGCCTGAGCGTCGCCCCAAGCGTCTGTAAGCGCAGCCGCCTCCTCTTGCAACGCCCGATATTCAGCCGAGCCACGCTGTCCCGCAGCCTCCATTTCGACCAACTCCATTTTAACCTCTCGGAGACGCTGACGGAGTGAAGAGTGCGCCTTTTCGCTCTGCTGAACCTGAGCCGCCTCCTCCTTCATTCGCTTCTCCTCTTTGGCGAGTTCGTCGGCAGTCTCGGCGACCTCTTTGTTCATTTTTTGACGGGCGGATATTACTTGCTTGACGGCGTTCGCCTGTTCCATAAGCGCACGATAGGTTTTATCGTCGCCCGCCATAAATGCGTCGCTTGCCTCTTTTTTGAGGCGATTATATTCCTTTTCGAGTTGAACGATAGCGGATTTGTTCTCCTCGAATACTCGGTCGATTTCAGCGAACGCTGCGTCGATTGAATCGGCTGTCGTCGTTGCGTTCGTTATAATCTCGATATTCAGTTCGGGGAGATTAGACAGAGCCTCTCGGACGGCTGAACTCTGCTGTTCCGCCTCCGTTCCGATGTTCGACAGAATACGGCTTGCCTCCTCTGCGTCCTGCTGGAGTTGAGAGTTATCGAGACCTATTCCGTAATATGCTTTCCCGTTATCGTTGTTCATATATTATCCTATTTCGTCCAAAATTTTTCTGACTTTGTCTCTGTTCGCAGGGTCGTCGGCTTTTATCTCGTCCTGTTTCTTTTTTCCGTCCCCGTCCTTTTTATCTCGGCTCTTATAACTCGGAATTACGGCTGAATACAGAATCATATTTGCGTAACTCAGGTCATATAGGACGTATTCGATAGGGAGGTTATAACCTCGTACAAACCCCGCCACAATCGCCCAAATACTGTCGCTTAATCCACTTTCGTCGGGCGCAGGAGATTGATTCCTATCAGGAAAGTGGTAATGCCGAAAAAATCCCCCAACTGAAAATCTTGAACGAGTTTCGTAAACGTCTGATGGAGTTCTTTCGGAGATATGTTCAGGAGCAGCCATTCGGCGAGTTCCGCTTTTCTGTCGATAACTTTCTCGACAGTCTCAATGCGAGGAGAACGGAACAGACGACGTTTCTCGACTGTCTCCGTTACGGTCTCTTTCAGGTTCTTTGCTCCGAGAATGAGAATAGCCAAGACGTCGCCGAGAATCCGACAGTCTTTGGCGATATACAGAACCTCCTCGACGATTTTCTTACCGTCGAGAGTTTCCTGTGGGAGGAGCGAGATTGCCTCGGACGCAAGAATCAGCGTCGCCGTGGACGGAGGAGCGACAGAGAACGTCCTGTCTCCGACCGTGATTTCCTTATTTCGTTGGAGGATAGTTCCTCCCGCTTTCTGTTCGATAGTCTGTTCCATTTCTTTTCTGTTTTATGAATGATAGGGGCGGGAGAGGGAATCGAACCCTCGTCCTCCGAGATAACTCGGCGAGCCTCCGTTTGCTCCTTTCCCGCCTGACAGGGAGGCAACCCACCGTCGAGCCGCCTCCGAAAACTGAGAACCGTTACGCCTGTTTGGTGTACGGCTTGACCATTTTGCCTGTCTTAGGTTTGAGAACCTTTGCGACATAATGGAGCATTTTACCGTCGGCGGTTGTGTAACTTTCCTCGACACGCAGAGAACAGCGGTCTATCAGGATTCCCTCGCAGTCCTCGTCCTCGGGAGTGAGGCGGAATGCGTGTTCGCCAGAGATAACTCCGTCGTTATCCTCGAACGCTCTCTGTTCGCCTTTCTTGACGAACAGGTCGAACTCGAACTGATAGGAGTTCTTTCCTGTACGGGAATCAACGACCTCGCCGCCCTCCTCCTCGGCGGTCGTTTCCTGTCCCGCTGTCGGAGTGAGTTTGGTGGTGTCCTTTTTAGGGGTCGGGATTTCGTCCCACTGAGCGGCTGCGCCAGGCTCTCCACCCTGAGAGGTGGTGTGTTCGATTTTGGGTTTGCCCCACGATAATACTGACATAATCTAAAATTTTAAGTGTTTGACTTTTCGATAATTGGCTGAATAACGAGAACCTCGCCCTCGTCTGTTTCGATAATCGGTTCGTACCCTTTGCCTCCCTCGCTGTCGGACGCATCAACGAACGCAGTTTGCGGAATTGTTATAGGTGCGAAATCGTCGCCGTAATACCTGTATCGGAGTTTCACGACCACGAAATGCTGTCCGATTTCGGATTCTTCCTCTGTGTAGATTGTCTGCTGCAGCTCGAACTTATAACAGGAGACCTCGGCTGTCAGAGAATCGACCCAAGCCTGAGCGAGGAGTTCGAGCTGCTCTGTTCGCTCTCCGTCCTCGACGAGAACCCCGTTTTCGTAAGGGTCTATGTCAGGGACATAGATATTTACTGTAACGACGCCCTCCTGAATCTCCGTCGGGAATCCCGCAGTAAAGGTTACGACGGCGTCCTCCTTTCGGCTGTCTCTCGGACGGTATCCGTTACGATAAACCTCCCCTGAAATCAGCGTGTAGAGTGTACTGTCTTTCAGGAGTTGGTAAATATCGCCTTGAATCTGTTTTCCTGTCTTTGCCATTGTCTCTGTTATTTGAAATTGAATCCGAGTTGTTTCAGAATCTCAGGAACGAGGCGGTCTGCCAAGACCTCCGAACTGTCGAGAACATCATACCCCTTAGCCGAGACATAGGAGGCGTAGTTCATTCCCGCAACGACTATGAGGACGATTCCCTCGGGGAACTGTTTTACGAGGTCGAGAGCGTAACTCTTTCCGTCCCTCGAACCGTCCGCTCCGTCTTTGACGACCTCGAAACTGCTCGACTGAACGACCTCTCCGTCCACAGCGACGACATACCCGATAGAACTCCTCAAATTTCCCGTTTGGTCTTTATAGGAATTTGTCGAACGTGCTTGGTTCAGAACCTGTTCTCCGACGGCGCACAGATTATAAATCAGGGCGGACGTTATACGCTCGACCTGCTGCCCGATGAAATCGGAAATCGCTCCCTCGGGAGTAAGGTTCTTTATTGGCATAAATTCGATAGTTATTTTTTCAGAATTTCGCGTATAACGGCGTTTCTCTTTCGAGACGTGTGTTTATACTATAATCACATTTTGCGTCGAAATACGGGCTTTTCTGAGGTTAAACCAAAATCCTAATTTCACAAACGGCTGTCAAAGGCTCGACAGAGATAACAGAGAACTCTCCGACGACGTTTCCGTTCAGGTCTTTTAACCTGATTTGTTCTGCGTCGAACGGCTGCTCCTCAATCAGAACCGAATACTCGGCTCGAATGAAATGTTCGCCGCTTACCCGTCCGAGTTTATTGTACTTGTTTGCCGAGTACTGACAGGGTATCGGGTCACTCCACGAAACGTCGGACGGCTTGGACGGATAACCCGTTTTCGGGTCTATCTTTCCGACCGTCTTTGCTTTCGTTTCGATTGTGCCGTTTTCTATTATCATAGCCGAGAACCTTTGTAACCGTATGTTATACCAGCGGACGAGGTCTCCTCCCCAAACTCGTCGAACAGAGCGTTAGCCCTGTTCCTGAACTGCTGTCGCTGTTCGTCCGTGAACGAATACGACTGCCCGCCCTGACTGATATTCGGGGCGAGAGACAGCCACAGGAGGAGGTCGGCGGTGGCGAGTTTATAGTTCTTTCCACGCAGATCTGCCTGAGTTGCCTCCGATGTCAGAGACAAACCCCGTCTCTCCGTAATCTCGACGAGAGTACGGAGAGGAACGGGATATGCGTTTACGCTTTTCAGGGATTCGAGAATCGTTTCCATAATTCAGTCGTTTTTTACCACTCCTGACCGTCGGTTCGGAGATAGATGTTACGATATGCGGAATCGAATACAGGAACGGCGTCTGCCTGTCCGATTGTTACCTCTGACTGAGGCTCGACAGTTCCGTATTTCTTCACGATAGTGTGCGCACGTTCGGCACGGAGAATCAGGTCGCTATTCTCTTTGAGGATGTCGTACTGAGTTGTTCCGAGACGCTCTGTCTCTGACAGAATCAGACGGCGGTTCTCGAACGGGTTGCCTGATGTCTGAGAGCCGTCCGCAAATTCACGGGTGATAGTTTGGTCAATAACACGGAGCTGGAGACCGTTCAACCAAGCCTGCTTTGCGAGCATAGAGTTCACGGCGGCGAGGTCGGGCGTCTGAGAGATTTTGAGAGCATTCGATGCGAACGACGCACACTGCTTGATAATCTGTTCGGCAGAGCAGATTCGATACAGTTCGTCGAGGTTGATGAATGCGAATTTCGGATTCAGGTTGTGTTCCTTTGCGAACTTGACAACTGCGGCGAGGTCTCCGATAATGTCGGCGTTAGCCTTGTTGTCCCAATCGACAGAGGTCTTACGCTTCATATCGTCGTCCACATCATAGTCGAGGTCAAATTCGTTAGCGAACGTTGCGTTCGTTGTCGGAGTGAAATGCAGGACGCCCGCATTCGATGCGAGTTTCCAAGCAATGAACTCCAACTCGGACTGTACGCCGTTGAAACAGAAATCGACGTCCTCGCCCCAATACTGAACGAGTTTCGTTGCGTCCTCGTCCTGAGCGAAAGCGAGAGCAGTCTGATACTCTTTGATTTCGGCTCGGGTAAGGTCTCGGGAAATAGAGATGAACGGAATGTCGCCCATCGCTGTCTCGAAAATCGGACGACGCTTGCGGAGAATCGTTCCGTTATCGGTGTGCAGGTCGGCGGCGACGTTCTTTTTCTCCAACTGATTTTGGAGGGTTTTCCACTTAAACCCGTTTACCTTTTTGACGGGGAAATGAACGCCGAACAGAAACTTAGAGGCGTCGGCGGTGTTCAGGCGAGCCTGAATCATCTGCTCGGTAAGCCCCTGAATCATAGTGTTTACGATTGTTGCCATTTTCTGAGCGGTTTTTAATAGTTAATAATTCCTTTCAGGTCGTCAGCCAAAAAGTCGGGAATAGGATTCCCGTGCGTTACGGCGATAACCCAAGCGTCGGTGTCGAGGTTCGATTTCGGGTCGATAGGCTTGCCTGTTCCGACGACTGAAAGAGCGTGATACTTTAATGCGGAGGTGTTCTCTGCTGCGGCTTCTTTCGCCTCTGCAATCTGAGAGCCTTTCGAGATTGCCCCGAGAACGGCTGAGAGTGTCAGGACGTCGTAAGCCTTGTTGGAGGTATCAATCGAGTCGATTTTCACCGCAACGCCGCCAGTCTTAGCCAACACGAAATCCCCGCTTTTGAAATTGTGCAGTTTTTCGACCTTGACGGTCTTTTCAGCTGCGGCAACGTCAGCGGAGACGGTCGCTGTCTTTACGACGTGGCAGATACCGTCCACGGGTGCGCTGAGAAACGCCCCCTCTCGGAGATAATCGCCTCCGAGTTCCGAGACATTCACGGAGACGCCTCCTCGAATGTCTGCGACTTTGTGCATAAGGACACGAGGTGTGCGGGTGTCCTTGTTGCGTCTTACTGTCATACCCATAATGCTGAGTTTTTAAGAGTGAAACAATTAGAACGGCTGCTGTCCGTCTTTCGGCATACCCTCTCTCTGCGAGATTGCCGCCTCCTGTTCTTTCGTCAGAGCGTTCTGTGTGGTTTGGCTGCCGTGTGCAGCGGGTTTTCCGAATACAGCCCCTTTCGCTGCGATTGAACCTGAAATCGTCTCGACCTCGGTCGTGATTTCGCCCAATAGGGTGTTGAAATCCTCGTCCGATAGGTTCTCGATAGCGGTTCTCTCGTAAGGCTTGCGGAGTTCCTCGGGGAGTTTGCTCGTTACCTCTGAGAGTTTCTGTTTTCGGGTTGCGGTTGTACGTTCGCCCTCCATTTTGGCGAGGCGGTCTGTCAGCGTTTTGTTGCTGTCGATAATCGCCTGCGCCCAAGCAGGAACGGTTTCAGTACCCCCTGCGGCGGGCTGTCCTCCTGTTCCACCTGCTGCTCCGCCTGTCGGAGGAGGTGTCTCGATTGGCTTCCCGTCTTTGAGATTGTGGTTCGTTTCGTAGTTGCGGACGGCTGTCTGAGCGGATTCGGTCGCCCTGCTGTCGCCGTAACTCTCGATAACTTGCTGAATCGTTACTCCCTCGACGACGGTCGCAACCTGTTCAGCGGACGTTACAGTCTTGCTCAACTTATTGGCAATCCTGTTCAGAATGTCGGCACTGACCCCCTGAAATTTGGCTTTCAGAGCCTCTAAAATCTGTTCTCTGTAGTTCATTGTTTGAAATTTAACTGATTGTATGAAATAAATTTTGCTACAAAGGTAGTGCTTTTTCTGAATATGATTACAATATAGTCAGAAAATCTTGATTTTTCCCCTGATAAAATTTGGATAACTGAGATATTTCCCTATGGAAACAAGGCGTTTTATATCTGAATCTGTCTTTGGTAGGTTAAAATCCGAAAAAATTAACTGAACGGGTAATTTTTTCGGATTTTTTTTCGGAAAAATGAGGTCTAATTAAAATACTTCATTTATATTTGCAACGTGATTTCAATGTAATCACTTTGAACCTCAAAAAAGCAGATGATGAACGCAACAGCAATGACATACAGCACATCCCAAATCAACCGAGATTTCAGAATCAAAGTTTACGGTTACAATAATTCAGACGAACGCCTGAACCTCCTCGTCGGAGTAAGCGGTCTGATTCGCCTCGTCGGAGAGGAACTCGCCGATACTCTTGTAAAGAGAGCATTCAAAAACAGTTATTTCGTTCAGAATGGGAAAGTCGTATGCAAGCTGCGTCGAGGTCTGAAAATAACTTTCTATCAGAAATAATCATTAAAACTCAAAACGATATGAGAATAAAAAGACAAACCCCGAAAGTCTCTCGGGAACGTGCGATAGTTATCGCCTCAAACCATAACTGCGTGTCGAAAGATGTCGCAGAGAAATACACAGATAGTGAACTGAAAGAGGTTCTCCGCCAACTCAAACTTAAACCCGCATTTTGATATGGAACAGATAATCGAGGCAGCATTTCTGTCAGGTTTTGAGCCGAGTTCTGACGACCTCTCCTCCGAGGAACTCGGACAGGAGGCGCAGGAGTATTTGACAAATTATTCAATAACCAAATAAACATTCATAAAATGGAAACAGCATCCGCAACAACAATGACCCAGCAAGAGGGTTTGAATCAGGTCGTAATCAACAAAGTACAGCGAATGATTGACGGCAAGGCAGTCGGCGTTCAGGCAACAATGGAACGCCTCGTAAACGAGGGTAAAATCGCACAGGACTATATCGCCCCTCTCGGAGTGAACCTGAAACAGAACGACCACGCCCCCGTTATCACTTTCGACGGACAGGGAAACCGCCTGTCGATGAATATGCCCGACGGCGTGTTCTCTCTCCACGATAACGCAATCGGACAACTCGCAGACCGTCTCGGAGTTCCGCAGCGTTACCTCCGCCAGCTTGCCTCGGGGGACGCTTGGGCGAGAAACCTCGCCGCAACAGTTCTGAACGAACACTCAGGCTGGACGCAACGCAGCCGTGTCCTCGTCCGCACCGTCGGAACTCAGGTTAGAGGCGTCCTTTCCGACAGTTATCGTCGCCTTAACTCTGTCGAGATTCTGACAGCGTTCGTTCAGGAGGCTGCGTCGCAAGGAGCAGTTATCTCAGACGCCTATATGAACGACACGAAAGTATGGGCGGAAACGATTCTCCCGCAGCCTCTCGTCGTTCCGACAGCAAAGAACGGAGACGTCGTAATCTTTGCGGGAGCAAGGTTCTCGACCTCTGACTACGGGGACGGGGCTGTCGATATAAGAGCATTTCTCCTGAACGGAGCCTGCCTGAACGGTATGGTTCGAGAGAGTGTAATGAAAACGGTACACCTCGGCTCGAAACTCCCTGATACGCTCCAACTCTCACAGCAGACGTATGAACTCGACACTCAGACGACTGTTTCAGCCGTCCGAGACCTGACCAAAGGTCTGTTCAGCCGAGATACCCTCGAACGCAAGGCATACGAGATACAGGGAGCGTCAGAGATTGAGGTCGATATGGAACACGAAATCCGCCGTCTCACTCAGGGAGGCTCTCTCCTGAAACAGGAGGGAAAAGAGGTCGAGAAAATCCTGATGCGCAACGCACCCGAGGACGGAGTTCAGGGAGGCTCTACCCTTTGGAAACTCACTCAGGCAATCACGGCACACGCCCGAGAACTGTCGCCTGAACGCAGTCGAGAACTCCACGAGATTTCAGGGGCTTTGCTGAATCGAGTAAAACTCAACTAAACAGAGAGGAACAGCCCTCCGCCGCTCGATTCAGAGGACGGAGGGTTCGTTCTCTCGTTCCGCATTATAACGATGTTATAACCCGAGCATAACCACCTTATAACACGAAATAACATAGTAAAGTAAAGAAAAGTAAAGTAAAAGAAAGGAAATATATATAACTCTCTAACGAGAGTATGTCGGTCGCCTGAATGTTCAGGCATAAAAATAAAAATCAGATATGGCACGAAAGAAATTCAAAATCAGAGCGAGAATCACGTTCAGCGGGCGTTTCGAGGTCGAGGCGCACAGCAGACAGGAGGCAGAGGGAATCGTCGAGAAAAGCGTCGGAGCGATTCTCGGACAGGTCGATGTTCAGAATGAACACGTATTAGATTGGGACGTTCAGACACACGGAACGACGGTTGTAAACAGGAGAGAGGAGGGCGAGGTATGAAACGGATTTATAAATACCCAGTCAGAATTGACGACGTTCAGACGATAGACCTCCCACAGGGAGCGCAGGTTCTCTCTGTTCAGGTTCAGGACGGCAGTCCGTATATTTGGGCTTGCGTGAATCCCTCGGCGGTATCTGAGCCGAGACAGTTCCACCTCTATGGAACAGGGCATCCTATTGAGGGAGATTACCTCCTGAGATTTATCGGGACTTTCCAACTCTTTGGAGGTCGTTTGGTCTATCACTTATTCGAGGAGGTTGTACGATGAAAGAGGACGAGAAATACGAGAGCCTGAAAGCGAAACTCCGCAAACTTGCTGCCCTCGCTGAGAGAGGGGTCGGTGGAGAGGCGGAGAACGCTCGTCGGCTTATGGAGCAGATCTGCCGAGAACACGGCGTAAGTATCGACGAGATTCTGAACGTCGAGGAGAGAAAACGGTATCGGTTTGAAATCGGTCGCCACAAAATTGATATGAATATCTTTATGCAGTGTTATTCGAGGGTTACAGGAGAGAAACGTATGTCGTATTATCGAGAGAGCCGCTCGGCGATTTCCGTCGAAATGACCGCCTATCAATACGCAGAGATTTCCTCCCTGTTTGAGTGGCACAAAGCGAATTTCCAACGGGACGTAGAGAGCCAAATGGACATACTGTTTCAGGCTTACTGCTCGAAACATCGTCTATTCAGCGAACGGTCGGACGACGACCCCGACGAGGAACTGAATCTCTCTCCAGAGGACATTCGACGCCTTTGGGCGATTGCGGCTCTGAGAGAGAACCTGAACGATAACACATACTGTAAACTGATTGAGCGATGAACGAGAGACAGGAGTTTATTTACAGGGTGTCGTTCAAAGAACCGCCCCTGTCAGGAGACGAGAGACAGGAGTTTTTCTTTCATTCGCTCTCTGCGATTTACGAGGTTTTCTGCCATGAGCAAATCGGGTGTCGGGTCTCCCGTCTTTGGAATATCGGCGTCGCACAGGGTAACGAGTACGTCGGAAGGCTCTGTCAGATAACGAAAGAGCCGATAATGCGGAAAAAGCGCAGAAACGCCCCGCAAATCGACGCAAATCCACAATGCGATAACTTACAGCAAGACGAAAACTAATCGCTACATAGACGAAATTCGCAGAAAATAACTTAATTTTGCAGCACTATGGCAATAACAGACAAAGAGTTCGACCAAATGTGGGAACGGGCAAAAGCCCGAGACGCACAGGAGGAGGCGGAATGGAACGCTCTCCCGACAGATGAAAAGAACCGCCGCCGAGAAATGTTCGACGACGGTTTCGCAGAGCGTGTCTCCGACGACCCGACGGGTGGGGGTGTCGAGGATGAGACAAACTAAACCTCTGAGAGATAGAAAACGAAACGGTCTCCCTCCTGAACGACCCTCTCGAAACGGACTTTCAGTCCTTTGTCGAAAAGAACCTCCCTCTGATTCTGTCGTCCTGAGAACCGTCCTCCGAACTGAGATAAATCCTGAATCGGTCGCCCTGACTTGCTTTGAATAACGAGTAGGACGTCCGATTCATTCTTTTTGCGTCCTCCTGATTTAGCCTGAATCATATTCTCGATTACAGACCGTTCGAGGCTCGTCGAGGTAAATCCGCTGAATGTGGTCTCTGCCTTTCCATCTGCCTGATTAACCCACGCACGGAGGTTCGTTTTGTTCAGCCTGACAGTTCGATAGACGGTCTCCTGAACAGGCTCGATTTTGTCGAGTGCTTTCGACAGGAGAGAGGAAAACGCCCGATTAAACTCCGAGGGATTCCCTTTCCTGAGTTCGTTGTTCAGGCGACGATACGCCGACGTGTCTCCTCGGGTGTAGTGGAATAGGGCGGCTTTCTCCGTATTCGGTATTTCAGGATAACGGCTTGCGAGGTATGTCCCGAGGCTCTCAGCCATAGCGGGAGAGACGCTCGTCGCCCGAGTGAATTTCCTCTCGTCCGCCGAATAGGTATCTACCTCGAACCCTGAGACATACTGGGGATTATCCTTGACGAAATACGGCATCGACGTCCAACCCTTTGCCCGCTCTTTGTTTCTGTCTATCCAGCCGTTGAAATCCTTTGGAACGTCGGGGACATAGTTCTCGCTCGTCCTGTAATCCAACGGCTGTTCTCCGTTCAGTATCCGACGGGTGTCCTCTGCGATTTCCGCCTGAGTTTTCAGGATTGAGACGGCGTGGCAGCGACAATGCGGATGCCAGCCTGTAAACTTGAAATCTTTTGGATAGCGTCCTGCGAGTTCGTCGCAGATGTCGTGGAACTCGTGTGGCTTTCCGTCCCGTCCGAGGCAGGTGTGGTTGTTTGACAGGCGAACCTCGATTCCGACGACGAAATCGAACTGTTTCCACCGCTCTTGGTCTGATGTCCTGTAAGCGATATTTGTCTCTGTCGATGCGAGGCGTCGGGCGTTCCTGTACGAGGAGCGATAGACCCCTTGCCCAGGGTGGAACTCCGACGCACGTTTCGATAGTTGCAGGATTCCGTGTTCGTCCCGAACCCGTCGGAACAGTTTGTCGGGGTGTTTGAGATAGTCTCTCAGGTCTCTGGACATTTCCTCTGCCGAGCGTCCGCTGCGGATTCCGACGTCGAGACCGAGTTCTATTTCCTCTTTGAACTGTTTCGTATAGTTCCAAACTCTGTCAGAGAGGCTCAGACCTCCAACTCGTCGTGCTTGGAACGCTACACGGGCGGCGTCGTTCGTCGAGAAATAACGCCTGTATTGAGACTGAGAGAGCCTCCCGACGTTCTTTCCAAATACTTGTTTGGCGAGTTCGCTGTTCTTGTTATTCGAGAGCGTCCATTCGGCGTCTATTCCGTTCACGACGACAGCTTGCATCCTGTTTTTGAGGTTCTGCATAAGACGCTCGACCCTCGTCCGAGTGGCGGGATAATCACTGAAAGAGAAAATCCCGTCGCCTCGAACAGAGCCGATTTTCGCTCCGATAGCCGCAGCCTCCCGAATAGCCTCCTGATAGATTCTGTCGATGCGAAGTTCATAGACGGACAGGTTTCGGAGGTGTTGTCTGTCGTATTTATTCTTTTTCGCCATCTCTTTTCTCGAATTGAGGACAGGCGGCGTCGGACAGGAATTTGCACCATCGCCCGTGTTCCGACTTGACGTCGTGCGGACAGCGACAGAGAATCAGATGCCCGTCGAGAGCCTTACTGTGCCAATCGTATGAATGGCGGCAGTCTCGGCATTTATACGGTGATTCAGGTTGTCGTCTCGCCGCCTGTCGTGGTCTTGAATATATTTTTCCCATACGACGCCCTCCGTTATTCTGTCATAGCGAATGCGTCGATTTTGTCCTCTTCCTCGATTTCTCTCAGGGTCTCGTCCACGTCGTCTGAGTGTCCGAACTCCTCGATACTCTCTCGCTGAGACATAATCGCCTTGCCGCCATTCGCCGCCATAAGCATATCGACATTTTCCTTGCGGTCGGTAATCGAGAACGGGGTAATCTGATTCTCGACCCTGAGTTCGTCGATGTCCTTGTGGTATCTTTCTGGGAGCATTGTTTTGAGGAACGCTTTCACGACGTTTACCTCCCTGTCGAAAAATTCGAGGAGACGACCGCTTTCGTCGTGAACTTTCATTTGGGCGTCGATAAACAGTTGCTTGCGGCTCTCACCTGACAGAGCCTGTTGCGACATTTTCTCGTAAGACCAATCGGGCAGCTGCAACTGAGTAAAGAACAGGGAGCGGAGTTCGTTTACATAGAATTTCAGGTTCTCGACAGCCTGTTCCCAAGTGACATACTGAGCCGTCGAGCCTTTCGGGTATTGCATAACCGCCTTGAACTCTTTGTTCTCGCTTTTCTCGTCGCCGTACTTGATAACGCTGTCGGCAAATACGATGAAAACAGGTTTCGAGTTCTTGCGGAGATAGTTTCCGTTTCGAGATAACGCCCATTCGATTTCATAGACGATACTTTCGGCGGTGTTCTCCCAAATAGGCGTCGGGCGATAGGTGTAAATTGCTGGTATTTTCCCGACCGTAATATCCTCGTTCTCTACTTCCTCCCATTCTCCGTTTGCGTTCGAGAACTTGATGTGCTTCGTTGCAGTGTAGGCGTCGAGGAACTGAACGGATTTCCTCCCGACTTTTCGGGTGTAGCCGATTGAAACGGCTGTCATATCTCCGTACTCGTCGAACAGGGGATAGATGTCGTCCCCGAGCATAGGAGAGAAATTCCGACAGCGGAGTTTCAGCGGGCTATCGAACCCGTAAATCGAGTTTTTCTGTTCGATAGCATACCACAGTGTCAGAACCTCGCAGCCGCCGAACAGCATATTCAACCGCTCCACATTCACGCTGTCGATACGGTTTCTGTCGAATATCGCCTCCATATACTTGGCGATTTCTTTCTGAGTGTCGTTCTCAGGCTTGTAAACTCGCTTGACGGGGATTCCGCAGCAGAGTTCCGTCATACGCTTGACGGCAAGGCGAGGCAGATCTACCGTTACACGGCTGACAGGCTGAACGCCGTCCTCCGTTACTTCGTCGGGGTATTTCTGTTTGTTCATTACGGGGTGTTTCGTCGGGTCGAACTGTTCCTGCAGACCTCCTCGACCGCACCATTTCGGAACGGAGATTAGTTTCTCTTTCAGGGCAGCGACTTTCTCCGCCACCGAGAGTTCCGTCGAGTTCAAAATTTCTTCGATTGTCATACTCTTTGCTTTTAAGATGTTAAACCATTCGGGAGAGCCTGTTCAGGTCGATATTCTGTCCGACGGCTCGTATCGGGTAGAATGTATTTGCGAGGGCGTCGAATTTGTCAGGAGAACGTCCGAGGCGTTTTTTTATGTCGTCTTTCGGCTCGATGATGATTCGACCGTCGGAGCGAAACCACCACCGAATTTCCGTCGCCTCCTCAAAGAACTTGGAATCGGGCGGGAGCATAGCCCCTGTATTGTTTTTCGGATTCAGCCAATCACGCACAGCCCAAAAGAGATACGCTCGGAGGTTTGCAAACCTGTATTCCCCTGTTACGTCTGTTAGTTCCCGTTCTCCCTGTTTCGTTCCCTCCGAGAACTTACAGGAAATGAAATAGTTGCTGTCGTCTATTTCGAGGCAACGGGAATAGACGCCCGCTCCCTCTCCGATTGTGTCGATAGATACGAGCATCTGAGGCTCTCTCCGTCGATGTGCGACGACGTCTCCTGCCACCTTCATGTGGTCTGCTGCGCCTCCTGAGTTCCGAGCAATGAACGGAGCGACCCACCGTCCCTTTCGCTCGCAGAAAACCGTGCTGTCTCGTCCCATACCCGCAACGTCCACGCCGAGGATTCGAGGCTCTTTCGAGAGAACCTCCCGACCATTGACAGCCGCCCAGCGTTCCTGTGCGAGTTCTATCCACTGAGGAGGAATCAGGACGTCGTCCCCAATCTTCGGGGACTTTCCGAGGACTTTCACTCGGAATAAATCCTCTGGGCGATACCATTGTCCCTCGAACAGGAAATCGTCGAGTTCCTCGGATACGTCCCCCTCTGAAATAGGCGTCGCCCATTGTTCGAGTTTGTCTTTGACCCAGTTGTAATCGACCTGTCCTGTTATCACGTTCCGACGTTGGAGGACGTTCGGGGCTGTCAGGCTGTTCAGACGGAATCTCGCCCAGCGGTCGCCCTTTTGAGAGCGGGCAGCATACCCGACAGGGGTGTTCGGGTTGAACACGATTAGAATGCGGCTGTCGCCTTGCAGGTTTCCCTCGATAGCCGAGAACACGTCCTCGCCGATACCCGACGCCTCTGTTACGACAAACATGGTGTGGGCTGCGTGAAATCCCGACCACGCCTCGTGGTTATTGTTGTCCGCCTTGAATCCTGTCAGAAACCATTCGGCGTTGTCCGTTCTGATGTCCGAGGAGTTCAGACGACCTGGCAGAATGATTCCCCGCTGTTTCGCTCGATTGTAGAGACGGGAAACCTCGGGGAGCATAATGTTCTTTACCTGTCGTTCTGTCGGGGCTGTTAGAGCGACTTTCGTATTCTCGACGAGTTCCCGACGAGTGTTCCAACGAGGTGTCAGATATAGGAACGAGACAGCGGCACAGGCAGCGACGAAATCCTTACCTCTCGCTGTTCCTGATGCGACAGACGTCCTCGGGTTGAATTGAACCGATTCAAGGATAGCCTGCTGTTCACGGTCGAGGGTAACGCCGAGAGCCTCTCGGACGAATTTGTTCCAATCCGCCCTCCAAGAGTTCAGGAGTTCGACCCCTTTCCGTCTCAGTATTTCGTCTTTTCTTGACATATCGGGAAATTACCTGTTTATTTGACCGCTGCTGTGTCTTGTTTTCAAAATGGATAAATTACACGTCCGAGCCTCAAAAGTCGCACAGAAAGGCTCGCAGGAGGCTAATTGGACGTTTTGTCGATGATTGTCTGCTCCGCCTCGTCCAACATACCGCTCTCCATAAGGAAAGAGGCGAACGACATAGTCCCCTGAACGTCTTTTTTCTCGGGGGCATACAGCCCGAGGAGTTTTCGACGCTCGGCGAGTTGCTGTCGGATTTCAGCGATGTAGGCTGGATTGCCGAGACCGACGACGTTCTGAGTTTTCTCCTCTACGAACAGGGTCTGCATACGGTCTCCCTGTCGGCTCTGCTGTTGTTGATTCTGTCCCGCCTGATTGTTCGGCTGTCTCTGTGGAGTTCCTTTCCGCTTTCGCTCTGTCCGCTCGTAGTCCTCTTTTGACTTTTCCCACTGTTCCCAAAGTTCCCGAACGGTCTCGTCGATTCTTTGGAGTTCGAGTTCGAGAGCGTCGTCCATATCCTCGATGCGGGATTCCCGCCACTCGTCGAGGAGGGAGCGAATATCTTTCTGAACCGTCTGTAGTGAATATGTCGGGAGGTCGAGCCGACGCATAACCTCGTCCCGTATCTTTCGGACGCTGTAACCCCGTTTGTAGAGTTGAGCGACGATTTCGAGACGGGCGAGTTTGACCTGATTCCGTTTTTTGTTCTGTGCTGCACTCATAGTGTTTTTGTCATTTTGAGAAATTCCTGATAAAATTCGAGATTACAGGAGGACAGTTCGATATACGTCCGACCGCACTCAGGGAACGTGTGGACTGCGAAATGGCTCTCCGATAACAGCCACAGAGCGGTATATCCCTGCGGCTCGAAATGATGTTCGAGGACGTCCAAGACGTTGAATCCTGAACGCCTGAGAATCGCATCAAACTGTCTCCTGAGTTCCGTCGGATTCGTTTCCTGAATCCACTCGGAAAAATTCCAAATCTTCGCTTGCATACTCAATCTTTTTGTAGTTCTGTTTGATGTCTTTCGGGTTTCCCTTGTAGAATACGAGGACGTTTTGGTGCATCTTGACGACCTTTCTCGTCTCCATATATCGGGCTGCACGAATAGCGGCTGTCGCCCCGATTTCTATCAGGACGATGTCGTTATACAGAATCATTCCTCCGTCTTTGAATATCTGTTTCACGTCGCCGACAAAATCGTAATATGCGCCTGTCTTTCGGTCTCGGACGTCTCCCACGCAAATCACGGCGAAACTGTTTTCTTTGAGACAGCCAATCGCCGACGTGAATGCGTTCCTGATAATTCCGATAAACTCCTCGTAGGTTCCCTGATTCGAGGCATCGTTCGGGAGGTCTGAGTATTTTTCGAGGTCGAAATACGGAGGACAGGAAAACAGGAGGTCTTGGCTCTCTGGTTCGAGGTGTCTCCCGACGTTCTGTCCGTCGTCGTTGATATATCGTGCGGACATTCCCTCCACTCGCTCGTTGTTGAGTTGAGCCTGTTCGGGTCTGAGTTCTATTCCCGTGAACTCGTTTCCGAGATATGCAGAGACATATCCGAACACGGTATCGCCCGCAAAACAGTCGAACGTCTTGCAGCCCTCACGACCGAACCATCGGCAGACGAGTTCCGCCATAACAGGGTCGAGGATTGATACGCCCTGAGCGACGATTTTGCCCTGCTCCCGTTCGAGTTCCTCTTGTGTGGCGTACTTCTCGACGTATTCCCTGAACGAGACGCCGAGTTCCTTTCTCTTGTGCTTCGATTTCTGATAGAGGTCTTTGTACTTCATTTCAAGCGACGTTACGAGGGTGTCGTTTCGGCTGTCGCCCATATCTCCTATCAGGGAATACCATTGTTTCTTTCTTTCCTGCCAATATCCTCGGCGGGTGTCGAGAATCGAGAACGGAGGAACGACGAACTGTTCGTTCAGTGATAGGTGGTCGTTCTTATCTCCGACGCTTTCTCCGTCTCCTCCCTGAGAGCTGCTGTCGGAGGGTTTCTCCCACGGAATATCGAGACCCCAATCGACGAGTTCCTGTTCGTTCCACTCGTTCCCGAGCATATCCATATCCCATTCTCCATAACCAACATTGTCTTTGATAATGAACTCTCGTCGCTCCTCCTCTGAGAGTTCCGACGCCCTTACTATCTCGACGGTCGGATTTTGAACCCAATCCCGCCAATAGTTCCGCAGATTCTCTCGTTCCGCATCCGTTTTCTGTGCATACCCGCTGCATTTCCCGAGAGCGATGTTTATTTCAGCGGGGGACATTTCAGCGATAGCGGTCAGCGCACGGAGACGCATATTCCCGCCGAGGACGACGAGAGTATCGTCCGTAACGACAGGACGGAGTTTCAGCATTTTCGGGAGAATCAGAATACTCTGAATCAGTTTGTCGAACTTCTCCTGAGATATTGTTCGAGGGTTCGATGCGTTTATTTGAACCTGAGAGAGTTTTACGAGTTCTGTTTTCATTGTTTCATCGTTTTGTATTTCAGACTACAAAGGTAGCGAAATGATTATAATATAATCACATTTAAGGCAAAAAAGAGCCGTTTTCGGGGTCAAAATCGCCCGAAATAGCCGATTTTAGCAAATTCAGGGTAGCCGTTCTTAGGAGGTCGTCGGGTGTCGTTCTGAACACTCTCCAGCCCATAAGCGTGGCAGTATTGTATTTCTCGATGTCGCCGAGAAATCCCTGCGGGCGTGTGTGTCGTCCTCCCGTCCATACGCCGCCCTCGACCTCTAAGGCGATGCGGTATTCGGGGATTGCATAATCAAACCGCCACCGACGTTTCGGGTGGAACTTGAACTCCTTGACGCAATCCACATTCAGGTCTGAACGACAAAGGACGGTAAACAGGTCAGTTATTTTTTGCGCATTTCGTTTCTGTGCGCTTTTAGTTTTCTTTTGGTGTAATCCGTTATTCATAAAATTTACGTTGATTGTGGAGGCGCAAATGGCTCGTACAGGAAATCGGGGGCAGTGAACCCCCGATTCCGAGAGACGGACGCCGTCCGAGATTGTTGCCTGATGTTAGAACGGGAGGTCGTCGTCGTTCTCCGAGAACGCCTCCTGTCCGAGTGTTCCGCTTACGTTCATTGTCTGCGGCTTTACCTCAATAGCGTGGAGACCGCCTATAATGGGAACGGATTTCTGTTCCTCGGGCGTCATTGCCTCCCGCTGCTCTTTCGGTATGTCAGGTTTGATACAGTGAGTGTCGCTGAACTGTGGGTTTTGCATTTCGATTGCTGTCAGGTTCAGGTAACAGCCTTTTTCTCCGAGGAATATCCCGTCGCACTCATCGACAGGAATAATCAGGCAGCGTTTTGTCGCCGTCTGTCCTTTTAGGTTTCGCATAAACGCTCCTTTCAGTTTGAGGAGGTCGATTTTAATTCCGAAATTTGTTGCCATAATTTTTACGATTTTGTTTCCGATTATTGTTCATTTTATTTGCGTTCTCTGATTTTAAGCCCCTAATGTGGCTTTCTTCTTCTGCGAGGGTTCGACCTGATTCTGTGCCAAAAAATCGGTCGGACGTATCCTCTCGGGTTGAGTTTTTCCCTGTACGGAGAAAATCGCCTGTTGTGTCGGGACGGCGTGTTCAGGACTTCGATGCAGGTTCCAAGACGCTTGATAGCCTCGGTCGTTTGTTCGAGTTCCTTTCTCAGTTCTTGGAGGCTCTCTTTCAGTTTTTCAAAAAATCGCATCATATCGTTATCGTTAAAAAAGTGATAATTGAATCGGTCTGTTCTTTGCTGTGCGAGCGTATATCGGGCAGCGTCCTGTGTACGGACATTGACCCGCTGCAGCTTGGAGGTGCGCTCCGAGCCATTGTTCCCAGTCTCTGACCCCGTCCTCTGTCAGGAACAGAATCAATTTCATACAGACGAACCCTCTCTCAGGAGCGGTTTTCTGTCCGTGAATCTCGACGAGACCGTTACTCTGTGGCTTTCTCATTTTTACCTCCCTTGTTATTTGTGTTCTTTTTGTGGTTGATATAAATCGCACACCATATACCCAAGCACGCTAACGTGAGAAACTCTCCAGCCGTTTTCTTTTGCGTTGTTCGCTTCCGTACTTATATCCTCCTCCCTAAAATCTCTATAATTTATAACGGATTTAATCCTGTCGCAAACTCCGAACTTATTCCCAACAGGGCTATAAAAACGACAATTCCAACATTTTTTTGTTTTCCTGTTGTTGTGTCGTAATTTTCTGAAAATCATTATAAAAGCAAACATTTTAATACTGTTTTAATTGTTCGTTTCGATTGTCAGTTCCTCGGGACGAGCGGGAAACCAATAAGAGGATTTGTCGAGATAGACGCAACGACCGTCCCACGGTTCGCAGAACCCGAGAATCTCCAAATTCTTGAATGTTACCCCATATTTGTTCGTGAACGAGACTATTTGTCCTTTGTGGAGGTTTCGTTCGGGATTCTGAACGACGTCTGACAGATTGTCGAAAACCCGCTCTCCTTTCCTCTTAATCATATCGAGGAACTCTTTTTTGTGTCCTGTTTCCATATTTATTCTTCTGTTAAATGCGTTTTGTTATACTCTTGCTCGATTTTATAGAGAATCTCGTCGAGTTGATGATTTTTGAGGAATTTTTCCCTGTCTGATTCATTTCTCGACGCACATTCATACTGAGACATATATCCACGAACCGAGGCTCTCAAAATTTCCTCTTTCGTTCTTGTCTCCCAACAATGCGGACAGACGTAAAAAATGCCCCAATCCTGACCGATATTCACGTTTTTTGCTCCTCCGACAGACCACGGCAGCCCGCATATATTACATTGACTTTCTGTCGGGTAAATTATCGAATACGCCTTAACGACAAATGGCAATCGTTTTATTTCTTCTTTGTTCATATCAATATCTGAATTTGGTAAAGTGAATAATTGCGAGAGGTTTAGAGAGGTCGTATTTCTCGAACCAATAAAACCAATCGTTAAACCCGAGACCGTCGTTCTTAGCAAGCAGAGGGAGTTCTATCCGCTGTCCGTTTATTGTTGTCGGTTTCGATAGGTCTGTCAGTTTGAGTTCCTGAATCCCGACGCCGTCCTCGGCTGTCAGACGAGCGATTTCGACCTGTTTACTCTGATACGGTTTCCCCGTCCATTGACGGACAGACAGAACCGCCTCTCCATTCTGTATCTGAGCGATTCTGTTCTCCCACAGAGGAAAGTTCGCCCGAATGGTGTGTTTCTTATGCTTGCAGACTGACAGTTCGTCCTCCTTGACGAACAGAGCGTTCCCGAGGAGGTGTGCGAAATTCGTCTGTTCTCCCGCCCGTTTATGTGAGACAGGGAATTTTCTCGACAGAGTGATTACATACGTTTTCAATCCTTTTCCTTTCTCCGTGTCCTCGACTTTCATAATCAGTTCGCAGTGTTCGGCGACGTAGTCGAACAGTTCGCCCGTTTCGAGGTCTCGCAGTCGAACGCTGTTATTATTCAGGAATCCGAGACGTTCGACCTCGCAAATCCTCTCTTTCTGATATTGAGGGATAACGACGTCCCCCTGTCTCAGACCATAATACCTGTTCCTGTCAGGGTTTGTAAATTGCTTTGTTTCCATATCGCTGCTATAAGGTTGTTATTACGTTGTTATATTGTTGTTATCAGAACGGGCAGTCCTCCTCGTCCTCGTTCCCTCCGAACGGGAGGTCGTCGTCGAAATTGAATCTCGCCGCCTGTTCAGCCTCCTGCGCCCGTCTGAGGAGTTCTTTCTGTATATGGTTGTCATTGTCCCAAACAGGCTCGATTCCGTTCGTGTACGGGACGTATCGACCGTTATTCAGGTTATATTTGAAAAGAGCCATTCCGCACTCTCCGAGGTGTCTGAATTTTACTTTCTTGACGTACACCTCGACCGTGTTGTCGAGACGGTTGCGATGTACGACGATTCCGAAATCCGCTTTGTTGTAGAAATTCGCAGATCCGCTTATATCGTATAGGCTCGGAATCTCAGGCTCTCCGTCTTTGTTCTTCTGCATTTTCGTCGGGTGAGCCATCAGGATTATCAAAATATCGTTTATCTGAGCGAAATTCGTCAGTTTGTCGAGGAGTTCCGAGATATACTCGGTCTCGTTGAGTTTTCCTCTCGTCGATTCGAGCCTGTTGTACGGGTCAATTACGAGAGCCTTGATTCCCCGTCGGCGGACGAGGTATTTTGCCCTGTCGAGAATCGTATCGACTTGGAAATTCTCCGACGGGGATATGAAATAGAAATTCTGTTCGAGGTGGTCTTTGACCTGTCTGTATTCTCCGTATGTCAGGTGTTGTTTATCGAACTTCTTACCCGTGAATTTCTCTATCAGCTTAGAGGCGTGATAGGCGAGAGGGGCGTTCTCGGGGCTAAAATAAGCGAACCTCCAGCCGTAACGGATATTGAGCCGCTCGGCTATCTCGTCGATGAACTCGGATTTTCCGCTGCCAGGGATTCCCGTAACGATACAGAGACGTTTCGTCTCGAACGACAGGAGACGGTCGAAACACTCGTGCCCGATTGTAACGCCTTTCTGCATTCCGTTCTCAAACAGGGCGTCGAGGGACGCTTCAAAATCGGAGACAGTGAAAATGCCCTCCAATTTAATTTCGGGAGCGGCGGAAAGACATTCGAGGAGGCTCTGTTTCCCGTATTTTTGGAGGTGTTCGTTTGCGTCCTTGCAGCCCTCTCCGTATTCGAGGATTCGGCAGCGTTCAGCCCCGAAACGACGGACGAGTTCGTCTCTCAGGAGGACGCCTTTCGTATCAGTGTCGGAGGCTATGAAAATCGTCTCTTTATCGTCGAAATAGTCCTCGATATAATCGTCGAGATAGTCGAGGTTTGCGTTCGCCCCGTTCGGGACGGAAACGACGTCATGGCGTCCGCACTCATAGAATGATAGGGCGTCCATTTCGCCCTCCGTGATGATACATTCTTTCTGCCCTTTGATTCCGTCGATGTTATACGGGAGGAGTTCCGCCCCTGAACAGAGTTTGAAACATTTGTCTCCCGTTCTGAATTTCGTGTTCAGGAGAACCCCGTCTCGGTAGTAATTAAACTGAACTGTATTCGCCTGTCCCTGTTTCTGAGGCATCCATTCCTGTCCCTCGGTTACTTTCATTTCGACGAGTGTCTGTTCGGAGATTCCTCGGGAGGCGAACCACGCAAGGGCTTTCGGAGAAATCGGGGAAACTGGGCGTGGTGTCGGTTTCTTGTATTCGGGTTTCTGTCGCTTGATTGGGGCGTAGTTATGCCACGGACGCTCCTCCCGTTCCCACGATTCCTTTTCGGCGGCGCAGCCTGAGAAACCGCAGTAGTGGCAATGAAACTCGCCCGTCGCAAGGTTTATCGACAGGCTTTTGTCCCGTTTGTCCCGACGTTCGTCATGGCATTGGGGGCAGAAAACCTTTTTGTTCCCTGACCTCGACCCGAACGGGGCGGATATTCCGTATTTTTCCCAATTCAATCTCATAACAGAATCCAATTTTTCGATTTATTGTCCCAAGCGTGTTTATCAGAGGGACGAGGTGGAGCGTCGTTCGGGATTGTGGCTCGTCCTGAGCCGTATGTGCGGCGTCCCGTCTCCTCGTCGATTCGTTCTCCCACTCCGAGATTTACGCTCGGCAGAGAGCCTCTATTCGCCGCAGAACGAGAGCCTCGGTCGTTGTCGTAGTTGCCCTCGACTATTTTCAGCCAATTTTTCGAGTTCTCGAAAACCCAGTCGAACGACGCCGTCCAGCCTGAGTTGTTTCCTCCGCAGAGGAATTTCGACGCCTGAATCCTCTCGAATATCTCCTGACAGACGGATAGCCAACGGCTACTGTCGTCCGAGAACTCGGCGAGGCGGAGACGTATTTTCTGTCGCCTGTTGTCGTTGAGAGACTTGATTTTCGGGAGAGAGGAACAGACAGAGTTCCACAGGGCGACTATATCCTGATAAGGATATTCTATTTTCTTTCCTTTACTCTCCTTTACTTTAGTTTCCTTTTCTTTGCTATCCTGAGTTATAACCTCCTTATTCGTGGTTATATCCTCGTTAGCGTTATTCCAGCGGCTCGCCATTCCTTTTTTGCCCGCCTGAGATAGTTTCGAGCGACGTTCCAAGAGTTGAGCGAAACGGCGTTTATGCGCAGCAGAGAACAGGATTGTGCCGTCCTCTGACATTTGGAGGAGGTCGATTCGACAGGCGTATTCGACGATTTCTGTCAGTTCATCGACCGAGAGTTCATAGTCAGCGGCGAGGAGTTCCCGATTCACTTCTCGGAAATCCAACTCGAAATTTTCGCTGTCCGTCAGGGTTTCGAGGATATAGTTCCACACTGCATATCCCGTGTGGCTGAACCGTCTCCTCAGTGCTTTTACCTTGACGTCGTTTCTCATATCGGCGTCGTGGCTGAAATACTCGGCTGAATTATTCTTTGGTCGTCCCATAATTACCTCCTGTTCTACATTGTTGCTAAGATTGATTGTCGGAGTTTCTCGTTTCGGGCATTCCAATCGAACGAACGTATCATCCATTGACGATAATTCAGAGGAATATTTGCGATGCGCTCTCCCTGATATTTGCCGAACGGCATAACCTCAATAGGGGCGACTTTTTGGGCGTCTATCGCCTGAGTGTCCTCCCGACTGTATTTCCCGATGTCGTGAATCGGTATGCCTGACAGGAGGCGTCCTCCTGTTCCGAACATTCTCCACAGACGACCTTTCTCGAAAATGATGTCCTCGACCCGTCCGAACCTCTCGACGTTTCCTCCGAGGTCTGAAATAAGACAGTCTCGTTTCTCAGGGTCGATTCGAGTTCCTCGTCCGATAATCTGATAATACAGGGCGATTGAGGCTGTCGAGATTCCGAGGACGATACAGTCTATCCCCGTAAAGTCAAAACCCGTCGAGAGAACTCGGACGTTAAACAGAACCCGTATCTCTCCCGAGCGAAATCTGGCGACGGTTTGTTCTCTTTCCCGTTTGTCCTGCTCGCCGTATATAACTCCTGAGTTCGGGTATCTCTGAGACAGGTCGATAGCGTCCTGAACGGACGGAACGAACGCAAGGACGTGTTTTCTCTCGGGGTGTTTGTCGAGTGTCTCGACGATTCCCTGAGTTCCTCCGTTTGCGTCGTATGCCCGTTGAACACTGTCCTCCGTGTACTCTGATTTTGAGGAGTTGAAAACGAGGAGACTGTCGTCGAACGATGCGGTCTCATACAGTAGCGGAGACCAAAATCCGAGACGAACCATTTCCTGAACCTGTCCGACGTGGATAATGTCTTTATAGAAATTTCCTTTCTTGGAACGGCTCGTCAGCATAACGAGTTTTGAGAACGTCTGTCCGTCCCTGTCCCTGTTCGTCTGTAACTTGACAGGTGTTGCCGTTATCCCGAGGACGTGTGTAATTCCGCTGTCTTTCAAAAATCGCCCGAGCATACTGTCAGCCTCTCGGGGATATAGATGTGCCTCGTCGATTAGCATTTTCGAGAATCCGTATCGTTTGAACGTCTCCCCGAGGTTCTTGATAGAACCGATTGTGGCGTATGTTATTTGAGCGATTTCCTTTCGTCCGAACGATGCGGAATAAATTCCAGCATTTGTCCCGAAATCCCCGCATAGATTCATATACTTGCAGTAGTTTTGTTCGAGGAGTTCTTTCGATGGCTGGAGAACCAAGAGCCTGTCAGTGGTATTTTTTGCTACGAACGCTGTCAGGATTGATTTTCCCCACGCCGTCGGGAGAACTATCAGGCTCGGTTTCGGCTTTTCCTCCTGAAAAAACTGAATCGCTTTCGCTATCGGTTCAGACTGATTTTCCCTTAGTGTAATCATATCAAAAGAAAAAATCCCCGTGATTAGGGCTAACCACGCTAAACAGCAACGTCGGGACGTCTTTCGGCTGACCCTCCCATACACGGAGATTTATATTTTTATCTGTTATCATTCTGTTATAATTTGGTTATTGCAAAGTTATAACGATTATATCGTAATCACTTTGTTTTGCGAGAAAATTTTAACTGTTCAGGTAATTCGGAGGCTGAAACAGGCTGTTTCGATTCCAGCGTTTTCGACAGTTTTCGGGCAAGGCGTTTCGTGTTGAAAATCCGTGTATTGTCTCCCTCTAATGTCTGACATAGGAGGTCGAGGTATCGGACGATGTCGTCCCGCTGCTTGTTGGATATGGTTATCATACTGCGAAATCATTATCTGAACAGGATATTCGTTTATTTGAGGAGGAATCGTCTCGCTCCCTGACTTGGAACAGTAAACTCCCGAGCGAGTTCAGGATGTGCAGCCTGAAACGCTTTGGCGTCGAACTTCGTCGAGGCTTTAGGGGCTTTCCATGTTGCGATTGTCTGTCCTCCGAACGACAGTCCCTCAGCGTCTCCAAATGCGAGTTTAATTTTCTCCTCCAATTCTGTCTTATGGGCGTCGAGAGCGTCGATTTCCTGTCGGATTTCTTTGAGCGATTTGTATGCGTCGAAAATCTCCTCTGTGGTCTCGATAATCTTTCCGTCGGTGTGGCGGTTGTATTTCAGGAGAACGTCGCTTACGTTCGTCGCTGCGGGTTCCTGCCGTCCCTGAATGTTATCGACCCAAAAACGCTCGACCTCAGAAATCAGCCAGCCGAAAAACTCAGGGTCGAGGGCGATGTCCTTGTAACCAAACTCCCGACCTGAGCAAAGCCAAGCGAGAGAGCCGAACGAGAGACCTGCAACTCCGAGTTGATACTGAACCTGACAGAACCAATGCTTTGGAATGTCGTCGGCGTCGATTGACATTTGGGTCGTCTTACATTCGAGAATACCTTTGTCGTTCGGAGAACGGCTTTCCCCAAGCCAAAATGTTCTGTCGGGAGAGACCTGCAGGAACGGACGCTCGTCGTCTCGAATTATCCAATCTATTGCACTGCGTTTGATGATGTCTCGACCCGTTTCGTCGTGCCAAAACTGAGCGACGGCATCCTCCAAATAGTGTCCCGCTTTCATAGCGAAATTCTCCTGTTTCGGAGCGTCGAGACCTATTTTGCGTCTCCATAACTGATACGGGGTTTCCCACGGGTTCAGACCGATAATCGTTGCAACTTCGGACGAACCGATTCCTGATTCTCTCACTTTGAGCCATTCGGCTCTGTCTTTTGGACGTATTACTGTGTTACTCATTGTTTTGATGATTTTAATTGGTTCAATAATTTGCGGAGACCTCGTCCGTCTTTGATTGTCGCTCCTGTTGCCCATCCGCTATAAGGGAAAAATTTCACGATTTTCCCTCTATGGGAGAATCTGAGTTCGTTCCCGTCGTGTTCGGATACTTCATATCCAAGAGCGGATATTTGCTCTTTGGCGTATTCCATTCTAAGCGGTTCGAGTTGTGTCTGTCGCTCAATATCCAACCTTGCCATTTTTCTGTTATTTTGATTAAATTTCGTTTTTACAGGGAGTTCAGGAGGGCAACGGAGAGTTACCCTCCTGAACGGTTTATCAGCGTCGTATCAGGCGGAAATCAGCCCATATTCCGATGAATTGTTTCCCGCAATACGAGGCGAGTTCGCTGCTCTTTAAGCAAAGGCGAGAGCCGACGGTCGCATACGCATCCGAGGGGGTGCCATGCGAGTTCGCAGAGGCGAAACCCGCATATCCTGTTGCATAGTCGCCTGTCTGCATCATACGCCGTTCCTTTCGCTCGTCCTCGTCCATATTGTCTATTTCGTCCTGAGTGTAGAGCCAATGCCACGGATAATATAGAATTTCGTCCTCTTTGAGTTTAGGTGTCCAACCCTCGTTCAGGGCTGCAACGATAATTCGGAGTTTCAGATACGCCTCGATGTCCTCTCCGCATTCGTCGATGTCCTCGACGGCTCTGTATGCGACGACGAACGGATGCTCCTCGCCGAGTTCCTGACAGGCGTCCTCGAACGTCTTGATTCGCTCTGTAACGTCTTTTGGCTTGAACGTCTCCTCCCCAAAGAGAGATTCGAGAACTTTCATTGTGCTGTCTGCACCCGCTTTGCGGGCTGTCTCGTAAGCGGCGAGAACATTTTCTTTTTTGATTTCCATAAACTTATTTTTTAGATGATTTCTTAGACTTGATTACCTCTCCTGTGTTCGGGTCGATTTCCTCGACTTCTGTAACCTCTACTGTGGCGGCTGCTCCCGTTGAACGGACGATAGCGGCGGCGGCTCTGTCCTGAGCGGTCTCGGCTTTCTTCTCCGCTGCCGCCTGTGCTTTCGCCTCCTTTTCTGGGTTGATGAATGTTTCCTGAACGGTCGTCGTTCCCTCCTTGATTGCGTTCGCCGTGGCTCGCAGCTCGAAAATCCTCTGTTTGTCGATTTCGTCGAGAGATTTGACGCCGAGATAGAGGAAAATCTGCTCCTGAGTAACGCCGAGTTTCTTGAAATATGCGAGGACGTTCTGTCTGCTCGTTTCGAGGTCTATCGACTGACCGAGGGCGACGTTCTTTACCTCGTTGATGATTTTCTTTGTTACCGCTTTCGGGATAACAGACAGGACGGCGTTTCTGAAAGCGATTGCGGATGCTGCGTTACCCGTAACGATTTGCATATCCTGAGAATATGTAAATCCTTTTTTCGTCATAATCGAGCGGGAGACCTCCTTGCAGACGGCGACGTTCGATTCGAGGTCGTGGCACATTGCCTGAGCGGTTATCATGCGCCCGTCATTCCCGACGATTCGGGTCTGAATGCGTAGGTTTCCCCATGCCGAGGCTATAATCTCAGCCATACGGACGGACAGTCCCTCGATAACGGAATCGTTCCCGTCCTTATCCTTTCGGCGGAGGACGTAGAAACAGTCCTCGGCGGTCTCTTTGTCCATTGTCGCATAGGTGGCGATAGTGTTCAGGACACGGGGCAGGTCTCGTGGATACTGCTTTGCGGTCGAGATTTGAATATCGACCTCTGCTCGGTTGATTGCGGAGATTACGTCCGCCTGTTTGATTTCGATAATTTCGTTTTCCATAAAACACTGTTATTTAGTTATGCCCTCTGACTGCTTCGGGCTTTGCATTTCGTGATAATAAACTTTGAATTTCCGACCGTCGGGGGCTTTCTCCCAATAGTCTTTGATTTGGAATCCATCGTCTCTCAGTTCGGAGACGACCTTTCGGAAATCTACTGTATGTCCGATTTGATTTCCTGTCAGCGTCGTTAAACGCTCGCCCCGCTCGAACGCCTGTTTTATCAGGAGTTTCGGGGACTTCGTGTCTGATTGTTCCATAATTACCTCCTTTTGTGTCGAATGATTTGTTCAGCCTTTCTCTCGATTTCCTCGTTCGTCTGAACTCGGTGTTCGAGCATCCATTCTTCCAACTCCGATTTTTTGAAATAGAGTTTTCGGTCTTTCTTGTAGTGTGGGATTTGTTTTGCGCTCGTCAGCCTGTAAAGATGTTGAACGCTGAATCCTGTGAAAATCGCCGCCTCCTCGACGAGGAGAACAGGTTTAGCCGCTATCAGAGATAGACGCTCGATTCTGTCGAGTTTGTCTGTCATTTCTTGTTGAAATTCCTGTCCCATAATCTCAGATATTTTCGTCCTCGTCGTTCTCCTCGAAATCAATCTCAGAGAACAGTCCGATTTTGTTTAGATACTTACCCGTGAATACACAGGCGACCAAAACCGCCATAGCAACCGACTTTATAGCCAGCCAGCGTCCGAACGGGAGAGGATTGCTCGGGTCGTCGTCGCCTGCAACGAGCATAAATGCAAAGAACCCTATCCCGAACAGGAGGTAGAGCAGTGAATACTGTCTGACCTTTTTCCAATTCACTTTCATAGCGTCTCCGATTTAAGATTCAATAATTCAGAGCGAACTCCAACCTCTATGATTTCCTGATACTTTCTCAGGAGACGGGCGAGACGCCTGTTCTCCCCGTTCAGTGCTTTGTTTGAGGTTTCAAGTGCCTTGATATACTGTTCGTCCGATTTGTTGTCCCGAGAGACGGACGGACGATACGGAACGTCAATTTCAGGAAACGAGATACGAACCTCGACGGAGGAACGCTCGACGGTCTTTCTGACAGAACGTCCCGAGTTCCTCTCCTCGGTCGTTTCAGTCCGTCTCGCTCTACGTTCCCAATATGCGTCCACGTACTTTTTGTTGTACTTATATTTTGCTCTTTGAGCCTCGGGAGACAGTTTGCTCATTTCTTGCCCTCCTCTGCTTTCAGACGTTTCTCAACACGCTTGCGGATAACATAGATAGTCCCTCCTGAATGAATGTTATATTTCTTCATCAGGTGTTCAGTTACGAGAGTACGGCTCTGTCCCTCGACGGCGACGAGTTTGTTCCATTCGTCGTAAATAGCCAAATCCCGCTTTTCCCGCTCGGCTTGGCATTCGGTCTTGAATACAGGTGTCTGTTCCATAATCGTATAATTTTGTTAATGTTAAATTTCCGATTTTACTTATTGGTTTATTTCCGATTTTAGTTCTTATTTCGTAACTTTGTACGCAGTTAAAACCGTTATCGGTTGCAAATATAAACAAAGTTTGGATTTTAGAAAAATAAATCCGATAAAAGTTAC